CAGCATCAAGAAAGATTGATGTTCAAATACAAGAAGTGCAGACTGAATTAAAGAGGTTGTCTAATGAGAAGTTGCCTCTGTTAAAAGAAGAAAATACTCTATTGGCAGAAGTAGGTCCAATTCAATACATTGCCGAACTATTCTATACAAAAGATGATACCGATTTCATAGATAAAGCTGTAAGACTGGTTATTCTTATTATTATTGTGGTATTTGACCCACTTGCCGTTTTATTATTGATTGCTTCTAATCAAACATACCGAAGATTAAAAGAAGAAGAATTAGAACCCATTGCAACAGACAAACGCAAGGCAAAGAAGAAAAAAGAGGTTGCCAAATCAACAGCACCTAGTGTAGAATTGTTCATGGAAGATACAGAAGTCATAAAGAAATCAGACATAGTAGAGATTAAACCTCGGAAGAATTCTCTTGAGGGTGGAACATTTTAAAAGGAAATATTATGAGTTTATTGGACAAGTTGAAAAAGAATTCAACAATTAAAGATAGTGCGATTCTATCTAAATCAAAATTCTTTACTGAAAAAGATATGGTACCAACTGATGTGCCTATGATTAATGTGGCACTTAGTGGTAAACTAGATGGTGGTATTATTCCAGGTCTTACTATGTGGGCAGGACCATCGAAACACTTTAAGACTGCTTTTAGTTTGTTGATGGCGAAGGCTTACATGGACAAATATCCTGAAGCAGTATTGTTGTTCTATGATTCAGAATTCGGAACACCTGTCAAATACTTTGAAACATTTCAGATTGACATGGACAGAGTTCTACACACACCTTTAACTGACATTGAACAGTTGAAGTTCGATATAATGCAACAGCTTCAAGATGTGAACCGTGGTGATAAATTAATTATCATCCTTGATTCTATTGGTAATCTAGCATCTAAGAAAGAAGTAGAAGATGCACTTGAAGGTAAATCTGTTGCAGATATGAGTCGTGCTAAACAAGTTAAGTCATTGTTTAGAATGGTAACACCTCACCTTAACTTAAAAGATATTCCAATGGTTGTTGTGAATCACACATACAAAGAGATTGGTATGTTCCCGAAAGATATCGTTGGTGGCGGTACAGGTTCTTACTACTCTGCTGACAACATTTATATTCTTGGTCGCCAACAGGATAAAGATGGTACTGAAATCGTTGGCTATCATTTTATTATCAACGTAGAAAAGTCCCGTTATGTCAAAGAAAAATCTAAAATACCTATTTCTGTATCTTTTGATGGTGGTATTAGTAAGTATAGTGGTCTACTTGACCTTGCACTTGAATCCGGCCATGTGGTCAAACCAGCTAATGGTTGGTATGCAAAGGTAGACCAAAAGACTGGTGAAATCGGTGATAAGAAACGTATCGCTGATACAACAACTGCTGAATTTATGGAACCAATTTTAGGTGATGTGAAGTTCAGAGAATTTATTAAACACAAATATGAGATTGCATATGGGAACATTATGGGAGAAAGTAACCCAATTCTTTTACAAGAAGAAGAAGATGCCGCTTGAAGGTAAAGATTATCGTTTTATAGACTTCACCAATTCCGATATTACAGGAATACAAATCATACAAGGTGAATTTGAGGGTGTTGTCTATCATTACGGCAAGGCAAGAGTTCAAGAGGCCGGTGAATTTGCCAAGTTACAATTCGGTTATACAATCGTCCACTCAGGTAAACATGACATAGATGAGTTGCAAAACAATGAAAACTTTGTTACAATCATGGGTGACATACTTACAGAGATTTTGATAAAACAACATAATGAACCGACTAGAACATTCAATACTGAAGAACCTGATTTACAATGATAGTTATTGCCGCAAGGTCTTACCATTCATAAGTGCTGACTATTTTGCGGATGATACCGAAAAAGTAGTATTCAAAGAAGTTAATGAGTTTGTAAACCAGTATAAGAATTTACCAACACATGAAGCTTTGGTGATTAATTTCACCGAAAGTAAATCTCTAACTGAAGCACAAGTTAGAACATCAATCAATCTTCTCAATGAGATTCACGAACACCGAGAAGAACCCACCGAAGAACAATGGCTTATCGAGCAGACTGAAAAGTTCTGTCAAGATAAAGCCATTTACAATGCCATCATGGAATCTGTTTCGATTCTTGATGACAAGAATCACAAGACATCCAAAGGTGAAATTCCAAAACTACTAAGTGATGCTCTTGGTGTTTCATTTGATTCCCATATTGGTCACGATTATATTAATGATGCAGAAGAACGATTCGACTTTTATCATCGTGTGGAAGAACGTGTTCGTTTTGACCTTGACTTGTTTAACAAGATTACAAAAGGTGGTTTACCTGTTAAGACTTTGAATATTGCTTTGGCAGGTACAGGCGTTGGCAAATCTTTGTTTATGTGTCATGTGGCTGCCGCCTGTATCAGTCAAGGTAGAAATGTTTTGTATATCACACTTGAGATGGCAGAAGAAAGAATTGCAGAACGTATTGATGCTAATCTTTTGAATATTGATATACAGGAATTGCACACAATCAGTAAACAAGATTATGACCGCAAGTTTGATGTGTTGAGAAGTAAGACACAAGGTAAACTAATCATCAAAGAATATCCAACTGCTTCGGCTTCTACACTACATTTCAGGTCTTTGTTACAAGACTTGCATCTAAAGAAGAACTTTAAACCAGAAATTATCTTTGTTGACTATCTGAATATCTGTTCATCTGCTCGTATGAAACCTGGTAATAGTGTTAACAGTTACACATACATCAAGGCGATTGCTGAAGAATTGCGTGGTCTTGCTGTTGAGTTTGCTGTGCCTATTGTTAGTGCGACACAAACGACAAGAAGTGGTTTTACGAATAGTGATCCGGGTCTTGAAGATACAAGTGAATCGTTTGGTCTGCCTGCAACTGCCGACTTTATGTTTGCTTTGATTACAACTGAAGAACTAGAACAACTTGGCCAGATTATGGTTAAGCAATTGAAGAACCGATATTCAGACCCAAATACCTATAAACGATTTGTAATTGGTATTGACCGTTCTAAGATGAAGTTATTTGATGCTGAACCTGATGCACAGAACGGTATCGTTGATAGTGGTACCGATATACCAGATAAACCTTTAAACACTTTTGGTAATCGTGAAAGAAAATTCAATAGTAAATTTGAGGGAGTGAGAGTTTAATGAAATTGGTAAATTTAAATCGTGAATTTCCAAAAGAGAAACGCAAAAAAGATTTATTGGAAATTATTGATACATTTAGACAAAGAATTGTTGATGATGAAGTGGAAGAATTCGTTATTGCTTCTATGGATCCAAATGATGGTGAAGTTGTAATTACAGTCTGTTGCCAAGATTATGTGGGTGCAGTAGGCCTCTTTGAGATTGGTAAAAATATATTGTTTCAAACTAGTGCAGAAGAATGAGTTTAAATAAAGAACAGGCACTTCATTGTGCAAAAGCATTTTCAGATTATTTCGATAAGTTTTCCCGTATCGATGAGTATATGCGGGAACAAAAACTTAATTCGTTGGCTGAAAGACCTTTTGTTTTACCTGGATGTGGTCCTGAAGAAGATTTATTTTCTGACTTTTCTATATCGCCAATGGATATGGATTTTGAAATTGTATTGATGGAACAGGAAAGATGGGCATCATACCTTGATATCATTTCTTCCCATAACAACCTTTCAAGTCCAGGTAAATCATTACGCTTTGGTGTCTTAGAAAAGAACACGAACAAATGGGTCGGATTCATTCGCCTTGGGTCTCCAACGATTATGATGAAGCCTCGTAATGTCATGCTTGGAGAAGTTTTTACGAACACTCCAGAGGGTGCCAAATCGTTTAATAACACAACGATTATGGGTTTCGTTATCGTGCCTTCTCAACCGTTTGGGTATAACTACCTTGGCGGTAAGTTGCTTGCGGCAATCTGTTGTTCACATGAAGTTCGGAATTTGTTGAATGACAAATACAAAATGAATACTTGTTTGTTTGAAACTACAAGTCTTTATGGTTCTTCAAAGTCATCATCACAATATGATGGTATGAAACCATATCTAAGATTCAAAGGTCTTACAGATTCAGATTTTCTACCAATGATGCACGGCAAACCATACGATGATATCAGAGATTATGTGGAGAAGATTAATGGTGGACCGATTGTACCAGAAGATGCATCAAGTCGTAAGTTAAAGATATCAAATACCATTATTGCTATGACAAAGGCTGCATTGAAACCACATA